CTCGTTTGGGTCTAATGTCAAATTCCATTGTTTTTCTGATCCTGAAAACAATTTTTCAAAATTTTTGTAGTCGCCTACAATGGCTGCAATAGCTTCAATAACAACTTTAATAGTGGTTATTTGCGTTGATAGTGTAAAAGAGTATCTAGCGCATACTGCTTCATCTAACTTTACATGGACCTCTGGGTCACAATACATATAATGTAATGCAACGTAGGATTCATGAATTGCCTTTAAATGCTCTCTACCTTGAAGATCGTTTCTTCCCATTCTTATCAAAATTTTTAGGGGATCTGCCACAGTTATCCACCCATATTTTGTTAATATTATAAACCGAGAGCAAAAGTACATTGAATTATTAAAACTAAGTGGTTTTAGTTCAAAATTCAGTATTTCTGCAGCGGCTCTTGATTGATCAAGTATTTTATAATTCTTTGGGAAACAACAAATATTGTCGTCTCCACCTAAAAGAACCATAAAGGCGTCTTCTAGATCGTATAGATACGCTAAAATCATTAGTAACACTAACGTGTTACCGAACCAAGTCAATGGATCTCCAGATCTTCTTTGAAAACCAACTTTATATCTTAAGCCCCACTTTGGTACGCTTAGTCTACAAAGTTGGTGAAATACTCTCCAAAGTCCAATCATCCACTCTTCCATTCCAAATATTCGGAAAAGTGCCAATTGGGCCTCAAGCATTGTTTCATCTTGGCTTTTGTCAAATTTGCCAATATCAAGCTCTAGTGAAGTAAACATCTTGCCCGATAATAGATTATCAATCAGGGCGTCAAATTCTTCCCACGTTACGCGAGTATTAAAAACTATGTTTGGCTTTAGACAGGCTAAAACCTTTATTAACATGGTTTGGAAAATAGGCGCAAATACACTAGACCAAAATGGATGCATTGCCGTAACCAATTGACCCGGTGGTATTTCATCAATATGGTCATTGTTTAGCTTAGGCTTATGGTCAGCTCTTACAATAACATAATATTTTGTCCCATCTGAGTAAATTGCGTTAGGAGCAATTATTTCACTCTTCTTTCTTTCTGGCCGGCTACTATGCCATATTTTCTTCATCTCTCCGTTGTCCAGTGGTAGTAGACAATTTATGTCCTTGACTTTCTCTTTACAGAAGCATTTTTCCATAGTTCGCTCAACTAAAA